GCTGATTATAGCAATCCATATGTTGCTCCTACATCTTTTACCGAACAAGAAAAATCTTTTCTACAACCATATGAAGGTGATATATTGTTCGAAGGTAGATTTGGAAATACTATTAGATTAGGAAGCACTGTTAATGGGGGACAATATCAGAATCTACCTTCATGGAAGGGTAGTATATCAGATGATCCAATTATAGTGTTATCTAATGGACAAGTATATAAAAAAAATTCATATGTTGTCGAAAACATAGAAACCGATCGATCATCTTTATATTTAACTAGCACACAGACTATACCTAGTTTATTGTTAGGGGATTCTAATTCTAGAAATCCATTAAATTGTTTTTTACCAAATGAATCACAATTTTCTAAATCGCAATTTATCGGAGTAGCAGATCGTATAGTTTTAAAAGCAAAGAGTGATGTCGCTGTAATTGATTCTCCATCTGCAATTATTTTAAATACTACTGGCGAAGTTAGGATTGGTAATGATGAAGCAGATCAATCCATGGTACATGGTGATGTTTTATTGAACATTATACAATTATTAATTAATCAGCAATTATCGGGCGTTCAGGTTGGAGATACATATGCAGCTAACGGTGGATATTCTAACGGAGGATCATACGCACGACGAGCACAAAATCTTTTAAAAGAATTATTAAGTTCTACTTACTTTATTAAGAAAAATACATATTAAGGGTTATTATGGCTTCTATAGTACCACCATTAGATTTTATACCTAGTTTACCAGGGAAAGGATCGGATTTTGCAACAAATCAATTAACTACCCAATTAGACCGATTAACAGAAACGGTTTCTAAAGCAATTCAAAATGCAAATAAATTGCCTAAAAATTGTAATTGTGATGATCCTAGGGTACAGCAAGTAAAAGAACAACTAGGAAATATACAAACACAAATAAATACATTGCAAGAAAATGTTCCTAAAATACAACAAACAATTAATCAAGTTACTAAACTGGTAAATGTAGCACAGGGAGTAAAATCTGCAATAACTATTGCTCAACTATCAAACCCGGTAACAGCGCCTTTATTTATTGCACAACAATTAATGGCAATACAAGATGCTACTATAGTTAATGCTATAAGTTCATTGAAACAATTTTCTACATTACCACAACAATTAACTAGCAGAATGCAAAGTTTAACACCGCAATTATTATCAGTTGTACAAAAAGTTAGCAGTGTTTGTAACGGTAATGTAGATGAACTTAGTTTACCAGAATCTATAACAACAGAAGATTTAACATCAAACTACAATGATTCAGTAGAAACTAATTTTTATAATGAATTAAATGTATCTGATCAGGATTTACAAAATAGATCAAAACAAATAGAAACATTGTTGCAACAACAGCAAAATTTATTAAACTCATTGTTAGAAGCCCCGAGTCAGGTTTATCAAGCTGCCGGACCTCCTGATAACAACCTTGGTAAATATGGAGATTATTACATTGATTTAACTGCATCTAATATATATGGTCCTAAACTATCAGATACGGATTGGGGACAACCTATAAATTAATATTTACAATATTTATATAAAAAGTATAATATGGATTCAAAAACGTTAATAAAAGCACTTAAATTAGCAGTGCGAGAGGTTATTAAAGAAGAATTAACTGATATTCTTCGAGAAGGGTTACAATCTACAATTACGGAAATGAAACATTCAAAACCAGTAACTCCTAAACAAAAAATTACTAATACACCAGTACCGAAAAAATCTGTTAGATTTGAAGAAAATCGTTGGGCATCTGTATTAAATGACACAGATCCATTAATGGAACAAGAGCCATTAGCAATGAATAGTTTTAAAGATATAATGCAGGAAGGGATGGATGAAATTAGAATGACTTCTAAAGATTCTCAAAATTTTGGTACGATGCGTCAGAGCATGAAAGCTGCTATGGGATTAGCACCAGAAGTTCCACAAGTTATGGAAGACCCGGAAACTGGAAAAACATATGAGGTTGCCCCGGAAGTACAACAAGCTCTAACAAGAGATTATTCTTCTTTAATGAAAGCGATAAATAAAAAGAAAGGTAGTTAATGGCATTTCAAACATTAAATATAACTAGTACTGCTGGTGTAAATACTGCATTAGGTATTACTTTACCATTTAATGGCCCATTTGGATTGTTTACTTCTACATATACAACGCAGCAACAAGCTCTTAGTAATTTAAAAAATTTATTATTAACTGCTAAAGGCGAACGTGTAAATCAACCAAAATTTGGTACTGATTTAATTAGATTGTTATTTGAACCTAATACAGATGTAGTAAAACAGAATGTTGATGATGTTATAAAAATACCAGTTAATAGATGGTTACCTTATATTAATATTGTTGAAATTAAAACTGTAACTGCTGAAGAAGATCCTAATTTAGGTTATAATATTTCTATAACAATTACATTCAATGTTGCAGAAAATCTTCTAAAAGATGAATTATCATCAATTACATTGAATGTTTCTGATAACCAATTAACCATAACGGATTCTACACTAAATGGAAACTAAAAAAGATATATCATACTTAGGAAAAGATTTTAATCAATTTAAAAAGAATTTAATTGATTTTACTAAACAGTACTTTCCGCAAACATATACTGATTTTAATGAATCATCTCCTGGTATGCTTTTCTTAGAACTAGCTTCATACGTAGGGGATGTACTTTCATATTATACTGATACTAATTTAAAAGAATCTTTTATTGAACAGGCCTCCGAACGAACCAATATATATGATTTAGCTAAAGCATTAGGATATACGCCGAACAACGTAGTACCAGCTTATGTTACATTAGATGTGTTTCATTTAGTACCAGCTGTTGGTACTGGTGCAAATGTTCAGCCAGATTATAGTTATGCACTTTCAATTAAATCTGGAATGCGTGTAAAACAAAATAATGGTAATACTATATTCAGAACATTAGATAGCATAGATTTTGGATTTTCATCTTCATATAATCCAACAGAGGTTACTATATATGAAAGTGATCCTGTAACAAAATTACCTACATATTATTTATTAAAAAAACAAGTTCGGGCCGTATCAGGCGATGTTCGTGTTGGTTCATTTGAATTTACGACTCCGATTGCTTACGATAAAATTGTTTTACCAGAAACTAATATAATAGAAATACTGTCTGTAGTAGAATCAGATGGGGATAATTGGTATCAAGTTCCATATTTAGCTCAAGACACTATTTTTGAAGATGTTCCGAACTTAGCCGAAAATGATCCAGAATTATCAGTATATAGATCTTCAGTTCCTAGTTTATTAAAACTTAGAAAGACTGCAAAAAGATATATTACTAAATTACGAAGTGATAATCGTTTAGAAATACAATTTGGAGCAGGCGTATCTGATAATAATGATGAAGAAATTATTCCTAATCCTACTAATGTTGGAAATGGATTAGCTGGGTTTCGAAAAACTGTAGATATTGATATTGACCCTTCGAATTTTTTATATACACGAACCTATGGGCAGGCTCCATCTAATACTACATTAACTGTAACTTATAGCGTAGGAAATGGAATATTAGATAATGTTCCGGCAAATACATTAACATCAATCAACTTTATACAATATGATGACGATATTAATGCAACGACAAATGCTGGCTTAGTTAATTTTGTTAAAACTACTGTAGCAGTTAATAATCCATCACCTGGTTCTGGAGCTAAAACTTCTGATACTATACAAGATATAAAAAATAATGCAGTGGCAAATTTTGCTACTCAAAATCGTTTAGTAACCAGAGAAGATTATATTATACGAGCATATTCAATGCCGTCGAAATATGGAAGTGTTTCTAAAGCATATATTGTTCCAGATGATCAAATATCACAGCAAGATTATCAAGAATCTAGAATACCAAATCCATTAGCAATGAATATGTATGTTCTAGGATTTAATGATGCTAAACAATTGGTAGAACTAAATCAAGCAATAAAAGAAAATTTAAAAACATATCTGGATTACTATAGAATACTAACAGATGCAGTTAATATTAAAGATGCTTTTATTATTAATGTTGGTGTAGATTTTGAAATTTCAGTTTTACCAAATTATAATAGTAATGAAGTTTTATTAAATTGTATCAATGCATTAAAGTCACTGTTTGATATAGATCGATGGCAAATTAATCAACCTATAATAAAATCTGATATTACTACTACATTATCCAATGTTAAAGGTGTACAGTCAGTTATTGGTATAACATTAAAAAACTTATATGATACTGATTTTGGTTATTCTGGAAACATTTATGATTTAACAACTGCTACAAAAAATGGAGTAATTTATCCATCATTAGATCCTAGTATATTTGAAGTTAAATTTCCTAATCGTGATATCAAAGGTCGTGTGGTAAATTATTAAAGGTAATCAATGTTTAGAATATTTTACGCAGAAAAAGATGCAACATTATATGAAGCATATCCGGACTATAATACCGGATTAGATGAAGTACTAGAAATTGGTAAACGATTAGGTACTGATGGAGCTACCTTATTAAAATCTAGAGCTGTAGTACAATTTGACATGACAGAAATTTCTGCGTCGCTGTCAAAATATAGTAAAACAGTTAATGATTGCAAGTTTATATTTCAGGTATATACATCACATGCAAAAAATTTACCTTCTG